GAAACAGAGTCGATAGTAGTACCTGAAGGTATATTAACAACAGATACCGACCGTGTCCAAGAAGTTTCAAATGCCTCTACCTGTGCAACATTAATGCTGTCAATAAGAGATTGAGACATATTTGTGACCGAACAAAAAACAGTAAGTATCCCATTGGAAATAACTAAACTAGTAGGGTCAATAACAACGCTAACGCACCCGTCACCAAGAGGAAATAGTACCGTGCCGTTTTCGTTAGTTTCAAATGATAAAAATTTACTCATAATAAAAAAAGTTTAATGATTAATAAAAGGCAAAGATACAAAAAAAAAAGGTGTCTGAAAACAGACACCCTTCCTTGTAAACTTATACTTAAGATTATCCCTCTAGTATACTCTCAAGCATTTTCAATGATTCAATCCCATCGTCACTCGTTAAGAATGATGCAACCATAAAGTACGGGTCTTCTCCGTAAGGTACAACAAGCATTCTATTCTTGTTAGACTTAGTGCTAAACCAAACCTCTTTCTTATTCTTTCTCAACGAAAGCAATCCCTCGTCAAAAAATAAATGTATCTTAGCCTGAAGTTTCAACATAGGGTCGTTTAGGACATTAAGAAACTCTTTCGGCTCTGTTCTAGCAAAAACCAATATATCTCTCTTTAACTCTGCAGTAGATACTTTTGAAATATCAGTCCCGAATAAAACTCTAGATATACTTTCAACCATATCAATCTCAAGGCTTCTTGCCGCTATCAAAGCGTCAACCTCCTCATTTAGGTTTTCAATATCTTTTGCTGCATCTTTTTCTTTATTTACCTCAATGAATTTTTTACCATTATAAGGGTGGTAGTGTAAAAACTCTTGTAGTACAGGGTTAGTCCTTGCAACTCTTAGCATCCCATCAATAAAAATAACGGGGTCTAGAATAGAATTTCCATCCTGCTCGTCCTCAAATGGACTTTTTTGATTTCTAGCGTAACGCAATGCCCTATTTGTATTTTTACTTTCATCGAAGTACATTAAAGGGAATACTCTTGAATTACGTGTTGGCAGCGTATAAGATAAAGGGGCTGCATTTCTTGTTAGTTTATAGACCTTGTCTACGATTGTTACTGTACTTTTCATAATTAGATATTATTAGATTAAAAAAAAAGGAGTGTGCCTTTAAAAGCACACTCCCTGATAAAAATACTTCTTACTCAGCGAATAAGAAGAAGTTGTTAGCACCTAGTGTACATACAGCTCTTTCAGAAAGGAAGTGTACTTCCATTGCATCAAGGTCGCTTGTCATTGCACCACCTGCTGAACCTGTAATCCATGTTTTGTAACGTCTATCTTCAGTTTCTGAAGCTCTGTAACGAACATGTAAGAAAGGTCTCTTAGCATTTTTCCCTAAGATTTGGTCATAAACAGATGTTGAACCTGCAGGAACTAATAGTCCACTAACTCTGCCTGAACCTGCTACACCTGACATATCGCCACGCATAGTTACATCGTTTAAGTATTTCCAATCAGACTTGTAGAAATCGTAACCTCTTCTAAATCCTGTGAATCCTAAGTTAAGAGCCATGTCTTTGTCATTGTCAAACAATCCATAAGAAGTACCGCCCGCACCATAGGAGTTTTGAGAAGCTAACATATCGTCAATACCGAAAGAGAATTCTCTATCAACAAACAATACATTCTCTTCAATAGCACCTTGCTTATCTAATCGAGAAACAATTGTATCAAACTCAGCAAGAGTTGTAGGGAATCCACCGCCCCATACATTACCTCTGTTTTCTACTACGAAGAATACACCTTCAGAGCCTTTGTTACCAACATTCGTGTTAGCTGCTTGTGTAGCTGCACCGGAAGCTGCCTCTGCAGGTACTGCTTCAATCATTGCAGTCTCAAGATAGTCGTCAAAACGCAATCTTGTTTCGTGCTCAGATTTCAAATACCAAAGGTATCCGCTTGCACCATTCTCAGTTGTTACTTCAACCCACCCAATTTGAGCCATATCAGAACCTGATACTGCATACTTATCTTTAATGATAATTGGAGAGTTCTCAAAGATGAAATCTTCAGATTCTAAAGAACCTTGCATTCCTGTAGTTCCTTTTCTAAATTCAGAGCCATAAATGAATATACTTACTGTAGCACCAATTCCAAAAGTTTGTCCTGCTGCTTCATAGTAAGATACATCAATAGTATTAGCTGCAGTATCTACAGCAGTAACAATAGCCTTGTTAGACCCTGCTCCTGCAATGTCAGAAATCATAACTGTCTGACCTGCACGTACTGCAATACCACCCGTGCCCGGTACTAATGTATCATTTACAGTAATAGTTGCATTCGCAACACCTGCCGCTACATCTGTTGCACAATTTACATATTTAGTATGTAGTCGTCCTTGTTCAGCCCATTTAATAAGGTCTGAGTTTGACGGCATTTCCGCCCCTACCATTCTTAAGAATGATGAGATGGTACGATTGCCGTATCTTTCAAATTCTTTCTCGTATGTATCCGGAAGATACTGATTTAAGAAATCGAAATTCGTAATATAATTACTCGCTAATGGTACTTGCTCTGAACTTGGTTGTAGAGCGAATCCCGGAGTAGTATTAACTTGTCCTGCCATTTTTTCTAATTTTTAATTTTTTGGTTTTTTAATTTTTTACTTTCTACTTTGTATTTTTAAGCCTCTTCCCGATGAAGGGTTTACGGCTTTAACTTGAATCCCTCCATTGTTTGTAATCTCAGGTGCACTGCGTGTAGTCATGTTTATATTTTTTGTCTTACGCATAACATCCTCAGTCGCAATCGACTTGCCTTGCTCATAAAAGAACTTAGCAAACTTTTCAGGATTCATTGCGATGGATAATGACCTATGGTATCCAACGGCATCTTTTAAAAGCCCATCGTCATCTAAAAACTTTTGAATAAAAGTTGATGGATTTTTTTGAACACTTAATAGTTCCTTTGAATCTCCGGGAGCATAAATGACTTTCTTGTCTACATCAACAGAGAACTCAAAACCTTTGAACTCCCCTCCGAATACTTCGTCTGTCTTTTTCATAAACCAATCTGATTTACGCTTTGTTTCCTCCTCGTAGGTCGTCGCATCTAGAACATATTGCCTATAATCCTCCAATGACTTCTTATCATCATCTGAAATAGAACTCCCACTTGACTCAAGAGGAATCCTGTACTTTTCTTTCTGAGACTCAAAGTAATCTTTGGCTTTAGCAATTGCTTTCTTTTTTTGTAATCTAACTTTTTTAACAGTAGTCTCATCATCATAATCCTCATCAAAAGAGTAGTCCTCCATCAATGCGTCTATGTCCTCTTCGTCAAGCCCCTTTTCAGTTGCAGTTAGATAATCTTTAAGGAGTTTGTCAGGGTCAATGCTTTCAAAATCTCTATTTAACTTAGAGAAGTCTTCAAAACCCCTTCCTGTATCCTTCTTATATTTTAAATAAGCAGAAACATCTTCGGGAAGTGGTTCACTCTCTTCACGAGCTTGAAACAAATCATCAACAGATGTAATCTCCTTATTGTACTTATTCTTAATAAATGAAATAACGTCCTCCTCTCTTAACTCAGGAGATTCATTAATAACATCAATACTCTCTACCTTTTCAGCAATTGGTGAATCCGTGAATTTCTCTTCATGTGATTCCAATAGCTTGCTTTCTACTTCTTGAATAGACTTCTGTTCTATGCCGTCAATGGCTTTTACTTTAAATTCCATGTAATTATATTTGATTTACAAAATTAATAAAAATTATTTATATATTTTAATGCTACCGTGGAGAAAACTCTGCCAAGTCAAATCCATCTAAGCTATCCTCGTTAGATTCAAAGTTTAGTGGTGGAAGATTATTCTTGCGTTGATTTATTAGTTTACTCTGTTCTGTATTTTGCTGACTAATTCTTTTTGACTTAGCAGCCTCTCTACTTTCTTCTCGACTTGTTAACTGAGATGTTTCCATTCCCCTTAACTGAAGGTTCATTTCAAATTCCCTCTCCATAAGCATCAACTTCAATTGAGCCTCTTGGTTTTGTTGGTTTAGTTTAGACTGCATTTCAGCATCATTTATTTGCATTTTAGATTGAGATTCCATCTGAATCCTTTGCATCGCAACCTGAGCTGCCATCTGTTGAGACTGCAATTGTTGCTGTGCTTGCATTGCTTGTGATTGCATAGCCATCTTCTCCTCTCTATCCTGCTTGGCTTTACGTTTAACCTTTAGTAATTGGTTAGCTAATTTTATATTCTTAATCTCCCTAATATCTATAGCATCCTCTAGATTAATGTCCCCCTTAGAAAGAGCCATCTGAATATTCTGCTCAAGCTGTGCCTTTTCTTCCTCATCCGGAGCAACCTCAATAAAAATACCGAAGTCATATATGTAAAGGTCCTTGATGTCATCGAGTATAGAAACATTATACTTACCAATCTTATTTATAAAGTCGTCCTTGAAATCCGAGTACTCTAGTATATCACTAATGCGATACGTTAATGCCTCAGATATTGTTCTAAACATATACAAACTTGCATTGAGTATGTGACGAGTAGCTGTGTTTGAATTTAATGCAGCCAACTTCTGTAATCCAACTAATGAGTTAGGGTCAGGCATACTCCCGTCTCTAGCTTCATTTAATCCCGTTACGTCACGTATCATACCCATGTAATGGTTGTAGTTCCCTATAAGCATTTGAGTCTTAGCAGCACCCGAATTTGAAGTCAATTGCTGTATCGGAACTCTAGCATTATTAAACTCTCCATCTCCCGTGTAAGACCTGCCGATAACACTACCTGTTTGGAAGTATAACCTTAATGCATCCTCAGGGTTGTATGCGTTACCCGTTCCAAGGTCGACTTCGTTCAGCCCATCTGCATCAATAAATACCCCGTCAGGAACAACTTTTGATATAACCTGTTGAAGCTTCAAGTGTGTAATCTGAATAAGGTCAGTAAAAGGAATCATTCGTCTTACTAATGACTCAATAACACCCTTATACATTCTAGGTGCAACTGCAACATAGTTTGGTAGTGCGTGCTGACTTGTTGACTTAGGTCGAACCATATTCTCAGCAAGTTCCCATTTCAATATGTAGTTAGTTCCCATAACCATTACCCCATCATACCAAACATCAATGGTCTTAGAAATCCTTTCAAAGCTACCCTCATCCATCATCTCCTGTGGAGGATTGAATTGGTCATCCTTCTCTATAACCTTAGTAGACCCCGTTTCTTCATTTATCTTCTTCTTATAGACCATTTTTTTCGTGGTCTTGTAGTTAAAGTACATCAAGGTTACAGTATCCCTGTGGAAAATATTATTATCATAATACTGTGCAGTGTTATAGTAGTCATACCAACTCTGCCCACTTTTAGAAATTTCTTCTAAGTCTTGAGTAGTAAGCTTAGGGTCAATCTTAATTAACTCAGTTATAGGAACTGTTTTGACTTCACCCCAATAGAAACAATCCGTAAAGTGTGGGTCTTCAGTATAGCTATATATGACATTAGCAGGGTCTACGTATTTAATCTCAACACCTGACCCCGGAAGAAACTCGTGCTTACAAGTTGATATTCCCAATACCGTAAGGTCATAGTCAAGCCTCTTTCTTAAATCAATATACTTGTTTTCATCAAGCATAGTATTTATAGCTTCCTCTTCAGCTATCTCTATAGCCGGCTTGTAGTTAATCTGCATGTATAAGGATAACTCCTCATCGGTTGCGGGAAGTGTATCGGGGTCTACAGTATATGGGTTAACCCCCGCTTTACTTTGTATAATGTCCAATATGGGCTTTGCTTCCATCTGACCTTGTATCATATTCTGATACTTGCTCCTCTTTGATTGAGAGACTGCATCCTGAGCATACGCCTTAACCTTAAACAGCCTGTCAGACATCCCGTTAACAACTATGTCTACAAACTTTGGTATTATGGGAACGGGTGTCCAATCTAAGTTTAAATAAGATAGGTCTCCATTGATAGCCAACTCATTCTTGTATTTAGCAACCGACTGCTCTCCACGAGCATATAAGCGAAACTTATGAAAGTCTCTCCATTGATTGTAAAATCTACATTGATTCCCGTCCTTTTTAAACCACTCATATTGAATAGCTTGCCCGATTTGTAAACCGAAAGTTTCTGTTGCCTTTTCTGCATCAGAAACAAATTGACTAGGAAAACCTGCCGCTGAAATATCTACTTTAACATCTTTCATGTAATAATTTGACTTGTTGTCCCCTTGTTATTATATCTTGCAAAGTTAATATTTATTTTTGATTGTTTTTTCTCCGGTTGATAAAGATGTTTTTGACAAGCCATAATAGCTAACCCGGAACTTATAGACGCATCAAAATTAGTTCTGTTGCTTATATCAAACTTTGCCCAATCCTCTAAAGTCCTTGTAAAAATCATAGAACCAAACTCGTCGGATTGTCTGTATGAACCATCAAAATCTATTCCCACATACTTTTCTATGTAAGACTCTATTGCTGATGCGTGTGATTGCTTAACATCCTCACTTGTGTTCGGTATACCCCCTAGCTCTTTTTCTGTCTTAGACAGCTTCGTATAGTGCTTGTCGGGTCTGTTTACGCAATACCCACGATACCCCCTATTCTTGAAGTGGTAAAGTAGGCGAGGCTTATTGTTCTCAATTAGTATCGGCATTCCATAAAATACACAAGCCATCAGTACGTCTTCGTAAAATATTTCAGCAGTTTGAGGTCTAGCAACATACTCCAAGAAGAACTCATTGCTTGGTGCGTCGTCCATGTTAAACTTAGTCAGTCCATGAAGTGCTCCATTTGAACCTCCTCCCCCAACAACCCCCGATATGTCATAAGAGTCACAACCAAAAGCCCCAAGGTGCTCGTTAGGTGGATACATAGAACCATTCTTGTTTATAGGAGTAGTGCTTATCTTCGCACTAGGTGTCCAACTTACATAGAACCTGCCACTATTGTTTGGAGAGAATATAACCTTAGTATCCTTTATACCGTCCCTCCAATGGAAAGACCCACGTGTTACGTGATGCTCTCGTATCAAAGAATCGTTATAGTCTATCTGTTGATATATTTTAGTTAAGTTGAATATAGACTGCTTACTCTCGTCTCTAAATGCATGAGACTCAGTCCTAGGAAACTGCCTGTAGAATTCATTTAATGCATCAGCATCATTCTTTAGTGAATCAACCTCAGCCTCCCAATAGTCAATAGCCCCTTGGTGTATAAGTTCGTTGTCTATCCCCAATAATGCTTTTTCAGGATTTTTAAACACAGGCATCCCATATCTGTCAATAAATCCCTCCATGTTCCATTCCATTGGTATGAAAAGAGAATACAATCCACTTCTAGTCTGTCCGTTAGCACTCCTGTGTTGTACATCAGAATCCTCGTAGTGCTTCTTAAAGTTGCTACCACCCTTAGACAGGGCATTAGACGTAGAACCCATCATACACTTGCCTATAATCTTGCTACCCAACCTTAGACACGTTTTAGTTACACGCCAATTGTTAAGTATATTGTTTGGCTTTATCCATTTACCACTCTCGTCATGTACTAAAAGTAAAAGTTTTTCACCATCATAGCTATTATCATCCGTGTTCTTCCAATCAATTGTAGTATCCAATCCCTCTATACTGTTATTGTCAGAGTCAAACATGTTCTTCTTCGTAATCTTAGAAGCAGGTACACGATACGCCAACTCAGTCTTTGGCTTGTCCATCCCATCCATGATAGGCTTGAAGAAGAATGGCAGCTTGCTGTTTATGGGTACAACCTTGTCTGTAAACATTTTCTTTGCATCACTACCCGTCTTAGATAGTATCCCAATTCTCGCATCTTTTGCTAGTGTTGCAGTATTGACACACTCCGAAGATGACATAAATGAAAATCCTGAACGCCTAATCTTCAAGTATACCATACCAAAACTACGCTTGTCAGCCTTGCAAGCCTCCCAAAATATATGTAAGTACCTATTGGCTTCTCTGTACTCAGGGTATCCAACGTCAATAGATGCCCACTGAAGATACATATAGTGAGACCCCGTTACATATGTTGGGCTTCCATTGTTCATAAACCAATACCCCTCCTCCCTAAAATCAAACTCACTTTCAATTAAGTCTACCCATCTACTTTTAAACTCCCTAGGCATATCATTCCATTGAAAAATAGATTGTATCTTTGTAAGTTCTTTTGGAAGTTCCCTTCGCTCCCAATACTGTTTGTCTTTATTAATATGACGCTGCTCACATTTAATTGGGGCAAGTGGCAGCCCTATCTTTAAATTCTGAATTTCAACAACTTCACCTAAAGTTCCATCCCTTGATATTACAATTAAGTCATATGTATCGTCATAGCCATACTTCCAACTCTTGGCTCTATTCTTATTGGATAGTACGCCCTTGGGTATGTACTCCTCAAGTACCTTGTATATGTTATTTTGACCTTCTTTCTGCAAAACCTTGTTTTGTATCTACCTTACTTGGACCAATCCCTATTGAATCTATGGCTTGCTTCTCCGCATCAATCCTATTCAATATCTCAAACGCATCAAATATTGCTAACTTCTTTGTAGCGGCAGCATTCTTTAACCTATCTGCCGATATGTCATCCTCTGAGTCGTGCTTTATAATCTCCTCTTTGGCAACCTTGATTAGCTGCTCTACAGCCCTATGACCTGCCTCAATTATTTTTAATTTTACTTCTGTTGAATTCATCTTTTATACAATTTATGTTTCTTTAAGAACACAACCTGAATTAATCTAGAATCATTTCCTTCCCCAAAATTGTTTTCTAAATTTCGTGAATGTAATCTATTTGAATTAAATATAAGACAACTATTGTATTTAGCTAAATATATAGATTCAATACTTTTATTGTCAAAGTATATTGTTGTACCATAACCTTTAGGATGATTCTTGTTCAAATATAAAATAGCAGTCAGGTCTCCCATCATTTCATCTGAATGAATGTAGTTTGGTTCTTCTTGATTTATAGGAGATTGACGAATAAAATTTAGAACTATTTCATAGTCATCATATTTTTTCATTAAAAATTTATAAAATAAATCATCGTCTCTTAAGCTAACATTTTTAAATGTATTATCCCCATCCTTGAAATCATAAAACCCGTCTTTTAATATATCATCAACATATAGGTCAGGGTTTAATATTACGTTGTCATAGCGTTGCATCATAAAACCATTGTTATTTGATGGTCATATATCCTGTACATTTTCTTTTCGTCAAAATAAAACTCATACTCACTTTCAGGTTTGAATGTTACCTTGTCTCCCACTTTTACTCCCTTTGATTTTAAGTAATCATTAGGATAAAGCATCACACCCGTAAGTGGCTCTTCTTTTATGTTCTTGTA